GTCAGCAGCATGCGCTTGAAGTTGGCCGGGAGCGGAAATTCGGTCTGCGCGCCGTTGCCGGTGTAGGCCTGCAACGCCTTGAGCGCCGACCAGTCGCGTGTGTCGTAGGCGATGCGCTGGCTCATCTCGTTAGCCAGCGCGACCATTTCTTGCATCGTGCGATTGGTGTTCAGCCCGCCGAACACTGTCGAGGGGAGCGCCACGCCAACGGCGGCGCAGACGTCCCGCACCACCGTCAACAGGCTCATCTCAGGCCGCCTTGTCTGGCCGCGCGTCGAGCGCCATGCGCACCAGCGCCTTGCGGTTCAAGCTGCCGACTGGCGCCTGGCCGGTGTGGGCGGTGATGTATTCGCGGATCTGCTCGAGGTCCATGTCCTTGAACTGGCCCTCGCCGCCGGTCTTCTTCAGCGCCTCGTTGTCCTCCTCGAGCGCCATGTTGCGCGCGCGCATCGCCTCCAGCTCGGCCATCAGCTGGGTGGCCGGCGCGTTCGCCTTGGCCGCGGCGAGATACTCGTCGGCGCGGTTCTTCCAGTCGCGCCCGCTCGGCCCGAGGTTCTTCAGCTCCTGGCCGTCGATCGTGGACAACTGCTCGACCGTGTAGACGTTCTGCGCCTGCAGCCCGGCGCGCTGGCCTTCGGTCAGGAAGGTGGCAAAGTCGAGCGGCGTGCCGCTCTTGGTCTGCTGCTGCTGGGCGGTGAACTGGCGATATTGGTGCTCGAAGCGCTGTGCGTAGGTGATCGAGGTCTGCTCGCCGGTGAACGGGTCGACGCGCCAATGCGAATGCGCATGCGCCGGGTAAGGCGTCCAGTTGCGCGAGCCGGGCACGCGCACCTCGCACACCTCGACGTCATCAAAGATCGGACGCCCCTCGGCTGCGCTCTTGCCAGCGTTGGGGATCACCATGTTGCGGAACGTCGCCACCAGGACGCCGTCCGGGTCGCGCGACTGCATCTGCATCGGGATCATCATCAGCTCCGTTTCACGTGAAAGGGGTCGGAACCGCCGCCCGAGGCTCGTCCTATGGGACACAGGCGGCGGCTCCTTTGACCGGGGGAGAGCGGGAAGGCTTGGGGGGTCTTGTCCCTCCCCCGATGTCGATCAGGACGCCGGAACGCTGTCGTACAACCGCCAGTTCATTTGCGGATTTACCATTGTTAGCTCGCCCATCCATCCGATGAATTGAGCAATCGCGTCCTTGTCTATCGGCATCTGTCCTTCGCCTTCGAACAGTTTATCGAAGTTACGGGACGGATGATACCGAAGACGGAAAGTATCCGTGTTCAACCCGAAGGTGGTATTGGCCGGCATATTACTTCCGATGCCGCCATCCAATACTATCTCGGCCCGTTTTCCGCCGCCGATATACTCCAGTGAGGTGAAACCGAGCTTGCCCATGCTGGTATCGCCCGTGATGCGTTGTATAGCTACCGTTGCGGCATCATACGCGGCGTAGTGTTCCGGGGACATTACGAGCAGGTCAGCGTACTGCCGCCCGCGGCTCTGCTTGGTCATCACCGCGTTGATCAAAGGCCGGATCGTGGTGGCGGCGACCTGGGTGCCGATCGTCGGCGCGTAGGTGTGCGCGTCGTAAGTCTTGGTTTGCCAGATGGTGGCGGTGCCGCGATCGATCCCGCCGTAGACGCCGCTGGTCGGCACGATCGGCACCGCGGTGGCGAGCCCGGTGAGCTGCTTGCCGCCGTTGGCGGTGCCGTCGCCGTACAGGGCCGCATCCATCGTATCTTCGAGGCTGCGCTCGGCCGCCTCCATGTAGGCGTCGAGAACGTCTTCCAGCTGATTCTCGCCCTGGTTGTTCAAAATCTCCTGCATGCTCAACACGATAGGCACGACGACCATCTTCGGATCAAAAAAGGCGTCATTGAACAAATCTATTGCAGGATTAAGGAGTTGGTCGTATCCGCTATACCATTGCGCGACCTGTTTTGCAATCTGTAGTGTTTGGCGGATACGTGGGCCGGAGTAGGACTGCCACAAGCCTTTCCTTCTCATGACCGCCAGCAATGCGTTGTTATTGCTGACGAGATCCTCGTAGGAGGACGAGCGGTCTTCGACCGCCATGCTCAGGATCTGCTGGTAGGTCGCGTTAGAGGTAATATTGGGCATCAGTGATGCTCCCCGTTGGATGTTGGATCAGAGCGAACCGTTCGCGCGCCGGATGGCACCTGCGATCGCCTCGCGGCGGCCGACTGGCTTATCCCTGCGTGCCACGCCGTTGGACGGGCCTGCGGGGGCACCAGAAATGGATTTCGCAGCGGTCCGGGTCTGAGCCGGCGGGGTGCGGGTCTGAGCCGCTTGGGTTGCCGGGCGGAGCAAGTCAGCCCTGGCGTAAGCTTGGTCGAGCGTAAAGCCGAGTTTGATTTCGCGCTCGATCAGGTCGCTGAGTTCGTCGAAGCGGGGCTTGGCGTCGGCGTACCGATCAAGCTGTGCCCTCGTCTGCGCGAACGTGGCCTGATACTGCATCTGTTGGATGCCGCTGACAAGCTTGTTCACGGTTTGGTGCAGCTGTCCAATTTGTTGCGCCTGGGCGTCGACTTTGTTCTGGTTCTTCAGCAGCTCCTGCTGTTCCGGCGTCTGGTTGAGCACATGAAAGGCGATGTCGCGCAAAGTGATGCGATCGCCGGTGTCGGTGCGCAGATTGAGGTTGTAGACAATGGTGTCCAACCCCGCGACCGGATCCTGGCGCAGCTTGTTTTCCATCGAGACGTAGTTGTTCAGCGCACGTTCGAGCGTGGTGCCCTGCTGCTTCGCCATCTCGTGGAACGGGCGAATGGTGCCCATCACCTCGATGTCGCCCTTGTAGGTCTGGTAGGCCTTCTGGAACTCGCCCTGGGCGCGGTAGATGTCGCCGCGCACGCTCTCCGGCGTGGCCGCCCAGTCGGCCTTGGCGCGCTCGTGCATGCGCTGCGGCGGCTCGCGGTAGGGCGCATTCGCCGGCAGCTGAGGGGTGCTACCGTGCGGGGGTGAGGGTGCTACGGTGTCACCCTTCTGCTCGCGTGGCGCGAAGTGGCCGTGCTCGACACGCTCGCGCTGATCCTTTGGCTTGTCCGGCGCCTTGGCCTGCGGCTGGTCGTCGGGGCGCCGCTTCAGGTCGATCGTCGGCTTTTCGCGATCGATCGGCTCGGGTGGCTGGTTGTCGCCGATCTTGGCTCGGCGCGGCTGCGGCGGATTGTCGGCGCGCGACTTGGCGAACGCCTTCTGGATCGCCTCGCGCCGACTAGGCGCCTCCGCGGGCTTGTCGGGCGCCTGGGAGCCGATCGGCGCCGGCGGCGAGGCCGGGTTCGGATTGATCGGCACCTCGCTGGCGGCCGGCGCCGGGGCCGGGGCGGGCGCGGGAGCTACGGGAGCTGCGGGAGCATTGGCAACGTCTGACATAGGGCGCGTCCTTGCATTGCAATTGCAATTGCAATTGCTTCGAGCTGGACGAGCCTTGAGGTGAAACCGCGGTCGGACCCCCGTCCCCCCGCGTCGTGAACTATGTGCGCGGCATCACTTGCGCGCGTCGGCCCGCCCGGTACTGGGCGGCCGCCCGGCTGATCGTTTCGCGCCTTTGCTTTTTGACTTGGCGGTCTTCGCTCGCACGGGTTTTCGGCGTGAACTTTTCATTTCCAACCTCGGTAAGACCCTCCGCGCGCGTGAGCGCACGAAAGGATGATTTCGACGTGTAGAAGCGCCCGTCGACATGCTCGGTCGGCGGCATCTCATCCGAGATCACCATCGGGCACGGCAGGCTCGAGCGCGCCACCGGCGCGCTCGGTTTATCGACGCGCCAGACGTTCGGCGCGACCTCGACCAGCTGGACCATCGTCTCCCCGTAGCAGTGGCGGCAATACGAACACCACCGGCAGGCCAGGCTTGCCGACCACCTTGGTCACCGCGACGCCGTAGCCGTTGGCAGCCTCGGTCACCGGCAGGCCGCTGCGCGGCGCGATCGCGCTGACGTCGACCACCGGCAGGCCGCCGGCGGCAATCGTGACAACCGCCAGGCCCATTACTTCTTGCCCTTCTTACGCTTGCTCGCCGGCTCGGCCTTCTTCGGCTTGCGCTCCTGCTCGCGCTTGCCGCGGCTCACCGGCGCCTCGGCGGTGAACTCGAAGGTGAGCACATCGCTCATCTCCTCGCCGCGGTGCACCTCGACGTCGACCACGGCCGGCTCGGCCGGCGACGGCGGGTTGGTCGTCAGTTGGGTCTGATTGACGAAGACCGTCGGCATCTCCTCGTCATCGAACACGATGACGCTGTTAGGGGTGAAGCCGCTGCCGGTGACGGTCAAGGTGAAGTCGGTCATCCCAATCACGGCGCTGTCGGGATCGATGTCGGAGAGCGCCAACGGCGGCAGATCGTGCTTGGGGTCGTCCGGGATCTGGTTCGGGCCGTTCTCGCCCTCATAGACACGCGAGCCAGGCGGCTCATTGATGCTGACCAGCCGATCGGTTTCACCCAGGCCGCCGGACCCTTCACGCGCCTGGCGCTGGCGGTTCTCCGCCTCCTGCACCTGGTCGGCGCCGTCCTTGGTGTGGTCGAGGCCGAGGCTCGGCCACTGCTCCGGCTGGTTCTCCGGTTGCGGTGGCGCGACGCCAGCCTGGCCCTCCATGCCGAGCCGCTTGGGGTCGACGATGCCGCCGGGGTTGAGTACGCGCTGGTGCGGCGGGCCGACCTCTTCGCGGGTTACGCTCGGGATCGCTGGATTGACGTTGTCGCGCGTCTGCTGGCCGCCGCGCTCGTCGAGTTTGTCTTCCGGTTTGGTGCGCTCGATGAAGTCGAATGGCTTCTTCTCCAGCAACTCGCGCTGCTCGTCGCCCTCGGCCTTATCGCGCCGCTCGGCATCACTGGGCGGGCGGTTCTTCTCATTCTTGAGCCGATCGCGCTGACCGTCGTCGAACGGTCGGTCCTGGTTGATCTCCGCCTCGCGCTGGCGTTGGCGCTCGTTGCGGCCGTCGTCGGGTACCCGTGGCGTGCTCATGTGAACGTCCAATTCGTTGCGTTGCTGGGGGTGCCACCGACACCGTTGATGACCGTAACCGGCAGGGTGCCGGCGGTGGCCCGTTTCGGTGCGTTGGTGACCGTCAACGAAGTCGCGCTCACGTAGTTCGTCGTCTGCGCAACACCGTTGACGTAAACGACACTGGAGCGGTTGAAGTTGGTGCCGGTCACGGTCAGCAGCGTGGTGCCCGCGCCAGAGACGTTGCTCGCGCCGCTTGCCGCCGACGTCGTCGGCGTGGCGACGCCGACCGTGCCGGTCAGGTAGGACGCATGGCTGGCATTCGGCGTTAGCGTATAGGCGCCCATGGTGGACACGGTCTGCAGCTGGCCGAGCGGTCCCGGATTGGTCGAGGTCGCGTTGACCACCACCTCGGTGCCGGCGCCTTCGTGCGCCACGGAGGTAGAAGCCGGGACCACACCGTTGGCAGCTCCCGGGTATGACCCCTCGGTGCCTCCGGCTGTGGCCCCGGTCCCGCTCGCCAGAGCAGCTGTATTGGCCGCGAACGCAGTGAGCGATCCTGCTGCGCCGTCGTCAAAATAGGGCGGCGGATAGGTGTTGAAGATGTTGTTGTCGGCCGCGTCGGCGTAGGTGTTCTTGGTGAAATTGGGC